AACGTCAGCTTTTTTAAGTGTGGCGATGCGCATCATAGCACTCGAATTTCGGATGATGACGTACTGCTTATCAGGGCACTGCGTGACGACGAACAAGGCGGAAAACTGACATTTTCAGAAATCGCGGAGAAGTTCGATATAACTGAACATGCGGCATGGTGGGCGTACAACCTCCGCCTTACCGTAGACGACAGCGTTTCGCGTGAGCTGTTATCTAAATGAGTGACGCCTCTTCAATAGCATGGGCGTGGAACGCTAAACGGCAGGCCATTAACCCAAACGACGTCGAAGATCCAGTAATTGAGTATCTCACTCCAAAAGGCGAGCGTAAGGCGCTCGCCTATAGCGATCTTGTTGACGTCGTTTATCGGGCACCAATGCGCCCTCGTGAAGGCGAGGCGCGCAAATCATTCGATCGCGCAAGGCACGCTCGCTACCTGCGCCGACGTGTGCAGGCGCTACCGGCGTTTATCCGTAAGCGCTTTTCCCAGCACCTGGAGTCTCTGGAGCGCCAGGATCCAAAGCAGGCTGTGCGCTGGTTATTCAGTACGTTTGAGCGTCATGTGCTACGCCGCGTTGATGCCTGCCACAAAGTAATCTACCTGTAATTCTCTTTCCGCTTCGTGATGATTTTCATTTGCTGCCCTGGGCAGACAAAAAGCGCTTGAAACGACTGGCTTATAAACTCGCTAATCTGATGAAAAGCGAGTTTATGCGCGAGTTTGATTTCCAGCACGAGAAAACCTCCGACGTGGAGTTTTCCACTATCTACGCGTATGGCGCCATCGCCAGCAAGGCGATGGCTCTCAATATTGCGATCCCGGGTTGGAAGCAATATTGCGATGAAACGCTGAGTGCTGATGATGCGTTGCGCTTTTTTGCAAGACTTCAAAAAGATAAATGGTGGCTGGGTAAACTCCGCAAAATCCATGACCGCTGGCGAGAGCACCTCATGATCGCCACGACTTACGTCAGTAAAGTGTCATCACCTTATTGCTCTGAACCCTGCCTCAGAGAGTGGACGGCTCAAAAGAAGGCCAACTTTGAATACCTTCAGGCGATGGAGCTGGAAGACCGGGACACTGGCGAGCGTACCTCCTTGCTCGATAAGGTCATGGGCAGCGTTTCCAACCCGAAGATCGCCCGTAATGAATTGATGGTGCGCATGCGCGGTTTTGAGGATATGGCTAACGAGATGGGACTGGCGGGCATGTTCTACACATTGACAGCGCCGTCACGTTATCACGCCACGCATGTACATTCCGGCAAACGCAACGATAAATACTGCAACGCAAGCCCGCGCAAAACTCAAAAGTACCTTTGCAATGTCTGGTCACGTGTCCGCGCCAAATGGAGAAGGGAAGGCAACCGCACATTTGGTTTTCGTGTCGCCGAACCGCATCACGACGGGACACCACACTGGCACCTGCTGTTATTCCTCCGACCTGAAGAGGTAGAGCTTGCCACTGATATTTTTCACGAGTACGCCCTCCAGGAAGATGGAAGCGAGCCAGGGGCAGCTGAATATCGTTTTACTGCCAAACCAATTGATGAAGAGTTTGGATCGGCAACGGGATACATCGCGAAGTACATCTCTAAAAATATCGACGGTTATGGCATGGATGGCGAGTCTGATCACGAATCAGGCAAGCCCGTTAAAGAGATGGCAATGCGTGTGCGGGCGTGGGCTTCACGCTGGAGTATTCGCCAGTTTCAGCAGATTGGCGGCGCGCCTGTATCTACCTGGCGGGAGCTGCGGCGACTGGGGAGTCGTGAGCTTGTTTTACACCCGGAACTTGAAGCGGCCCGTGCTGCTGCTGATGCGCCCGACTGGCCGGGATACGTCAACGCCCAGGGCGGCCCGTTTGTAACCCGTGATTGCCTGCGCGTGCGTCTCAATTACGAATACACCGAAAACGGCAATGATTATGGTGACACGGTCGCCAAAATCACCGGCGTTTATTGTCCTTTTACGATCAGTGAATCGGTCATTTATACCCGCACCAACGATTACAAAATTGTACCGAAGCGCAAGCCGTCGCCGGTCGAGAATTTGACCTTAGAAGGCCGCGACGC